TTTGCAGCACCTACAATTTTGGTACCACTATCTATTCTAAATGAACCCGCAGTGTTAACTGAGGTTGCAGTATAGTCTGTTAAAGATTCTTGATCTGAGAATCTAATAAACATTTTATCCTGTGTTGATGCTGAACCTATAGTTGTTTCAGTTCCTAAAATAATTAAATGCCTGTCTCTATCAGATACTATACTCATAACAGATCTTGTTGGTGCTCCAGATAGTATAGTTGCTCTAGCTGTTATTCCTGATCCTCCGTTCGGATCCCATGAAAAAGTAGCTCCGTTTTTAATAGTTGCAATTAATAACTCGCCATAATTATCTAATGACCATGAAGCTGGATCTAGTATTGCATTTGAAGTAGTTCTTGGTGTACCCCAAGTAGAAGCTCCATATAAACCTGTACCAAAACCATAACCAAAGGCTTGTTGTAAGGGTCCTATTTTATAGTAGGGTTTACTATCAAGAGTTCCGTCGTTTGTTGCTCCTGTCCCTGTTTCAGCAGTAGGCATTAAAATTGTAAAGGTTGAAGTAGTAGGTGCTAGTTGTACTTCAAATAAAACATCATCAAAGTCAGTAGCTGTATAACTTGTTTGACCACCTGTAAATGATCCGGCATTGTCAAAAGTTAAAAGATCACCTGGCTCTAGATCGTGAGCCGTGGGCGTTGTAATTGTAACCGTTCTTGAATTATAAGTTGTAGTAATGTCACATCCGGTTTTTGCTAAATCTGCATTAAAAGGTGTAATGTCGTAGTACTCATCCCCATTGTAAATATATAAAATTTTGTTTGTACCGACAGCTAAGAATTTTCTGCCATCTAAATCAGCCCAAGTATGTGAAGCACGACCCGCTCCTACAAGTTTCTTGTCCATTATCTCTTGCCAACCGCCAATTTTTTCAGGCATTCCATACCTAAATCTTACAAAATCACCATCTACCCATTGGTTTTCAGCCCCTGAGTCTGATGCTTGTTTATTAAACCCTGGTTGAAAGTTTACTTTTTGTAATGACATGGCTGTATTATACACCATAAGCTTATATCTATAAAGATTAGCCTATTTTGGTAGTATTATATTCCAATCTAGTTTAGATATTAAATCTTGTAAATATACTTTTTGTAGCCTATTTTCTTTTATATATCTGTGTAGTTCAGGCAAATCTACTATGATAAATTTGTCTTTAAATTCAAACACCATTTTATCTGCTTTAGTATCTGTTTTACCTATTTTACCTATATCATGACCTTGTCTCGTCATAGGTCTTAAATCAAATTTAAATTCTTGATTTGATCTACCTTTTATAATACCTGATACATCCCATAGCTCTTTTTCTTTTTCAGTTTTAGTAGCTTGATTTATTACTTTTATATAATTTAAAAAAGACAATCTATATTTAATGCTATTCTATAAATAGACTTTATAGGATGACTTCCTGTATGAAGTAATTTACCATCAAATATAACCAGTCTATTAGCTCTAGGAGATATACTTTTAATAATTTTTTTACCTTTAAAAAAATGTGTATCTCCATCACTATTATTTACATAATACAATAATACCATATGGTCATCTAAAAAATCAACATGAGGAGTATTATGTTCATATTTTTTAGCGTTTTGAATTCTTGGTTGTAAGTTAGCTTTAGCTCGTAAAATATGTAGTTCTTTTAATTTTTGTTTTTTAATAAAATATTTACATAAATCTTCTATTAGAGGAAAATAATTAGAGTTTATCTTATTAACTTTATTATCTTTAAAATAAAATATATGTGTAAATTGTATATACTCATTTATATTTTTATACTCTTTTCTTTTATTTTTAGCTTCTGTTGCCTCTACTGTATTCTTTTCTCCAGATAGATACCATGAAAAATCAGCATGAGTCAAAAGATGTAACCAATTTAAATGTTTTTTTTTAGGTAAAAAATTATCAATTACTTTAATACTCATTTATTTTTAATATTATCGAATTTTACATCAGAAACATTATCTAAAGTTCCTGATACACCTTTTATAAAATAATTACTTGCTACAAGTATTTTTGAAACATCTGATTCATTAGGAGAAGTTCCATGTACTAAGTCTCCAAGTAAAACTATAAAATCTCCTGTTTCTGGCATTATCTTCCAAGTTCTAGAATTATAAGTATTATATTCTTTTATATCATAATCAAAATTATACATGCTTTCTATACTTGATTTATTAAGATAAATATCAAGAGTTCCACTTTCAACTTGCGCATAATATACAATAGTAAAAAAAGCATTTGGATGACTATGAGTATGATGTTTATCATTTTTATTATTAATGGTCGCCCAACTATGTAGTAATTGTTTTTTATTTTTTATTTTTAATACATCGTGTGTATAATGATCAGCTATCTTATTAAATTTGTTTTTTAAATTTAATAAAAAAGAACAATCATCTAAAATATATTTTTGTTTTGAGAGATAGTGGCCAGTTGGTTTTTTAACATATTCTAATTTTTTTAATTTTTTAAGTTGAGTTTTATCAAGTTTTACATCAGTTTTATATATTCTTATAGGTGTAGCATTTAGATCAACTCCATGTACTTCTTTAAATTCTTTAAACATTTAATTTTTTATAACCATCTAAAGCAGGTTTATAAATAGCTTGACAATTCCAATGTATAAATCTAAAAGGTTCATAACCTAAATCAGGTGGATATTCATGAGTTAAATAAGATGGAAAAAATATCATAGTTCCTGGTTCGCAGGAATAATTTAAATTAGATGTACTATATGTAATATTTCCTTTATTAATTTCTGGTAATCCTATCATTTCTTTTCCAGGTCTAGGATCGTGAAAAACAGGTCTTGAAGTTTTGTTACTAGATTTTAAAAAATAAAATCCGGATATGTGTCCGTTCCAATGAGTATGTGGTGTATGATAACCACTTCCATTTTTAGGAAATTCTTGTACCCATAATTCAGTGCAAAAAACAACATAATTATTTAAATCATATCCCATTTCAATCAATAAATTATTAGAAGTTTGAGTGACATAAGTTGCTAATTTAGAAAAATTAGGATCATCTAAAAGGGATATAGAATGATAAACGTAACCAGCATCTTTTTTATTTCCATAAATTTTATTCCTTTGATTAATTGTTTTAGATAAATTTTTTTTAGCTAATTTAATATAAGGATCAGATGCTTTATTTAAATCTTTTAAAAAAGATTTTTCTTTTGCAACCCATATAGGAGTTCTAAATTCTTCAAATCTTTTTAATATTTTAGGGTAATTTTTCATAATTAAAATTTAATTCTTGAATCAGCATGACCAAAATTTCCTTTAGGTAATATATTAAAAGCTAAAGAATATCTATCTTCTTTTGATAAATTAGGTAAAATTTTATGTTTTAGATGACTAAAAAATAAAATTAACAAGTTTTTTTCATTATTTAATGTCCAAGAATGAGAATTATATATGTTATATTTTTTAGGAACATTATTAAATATAGTATTATCATAAGTAAATCTTATTCCAGTATTTTCATTATCTTCTGGATAATATACACCACTTAACCATGAATTCGAATGAGCATGTTCATTACCATAACCGTTAGGTTCTGTTTTTGTAACCCAAGAATTACACATTCTATACTCAGTGTTTGAATATAGTAATATTTCTCCTAATACTAATTTTAAAGCTTTATCTATTTCTTTATTAAGATTTTTATATTTTTTTAAAACATTTACATCTACACTCATAAAAGCTGGAGCATCTACATTTTTAAACTTTTCTTTTTTAAATTTAGAAGTTAGATTTTCTTTTATATCTAATTTAAAAAGAAATAATGTGTTTGCACATAATGGAATATTAGTTAAATGTTTCATATTCTATTTGTTTCTGTACCATGAAATTTAGGAGCATTTATACCTTTATAAAAACAGACTAAAGTTAATCTATCTTCATCTATTCCCTCATCTATATAAGACGGTACGCCATGATGAGCATAACTATCAAAACAAATCATACGATTAAACTTAGAATTAAAACGTATAGTTTCTGTAAAATCTAAATTATATTTTTTCACAATATTTTTTTCTTTTTTAAAATCCTTATTTAAGTATAGTTTTATTTTATCATCACCTTTTATATGATCTGGACAAAGATTATTATAATCATATATAGATGTACCACATTTTGTATGATTTGATAAATAAACAATCATAGTTAAATCAACTGGATCATCACAATGTATCCAACCTTCATTACAAAACTCTTTTCCTATTTTTTGAAAATAACAATCACCAGCTGAATAATGTAATTTTTCGTACATTGTAGGATATAATGCAGCTAACATTTTTCTTCCAATATGTCTATGAAATTCTTTATTTACAAGATATAAATTTTGACTTCTAGCTCCAGGCCATCTACCATTATCACAATCTTTATATTCTAAGGACAATGCAAATTCTTTTACCTTTTGTGGGTTTTTAAAAAAATTATCTACACATAAAAAAGGAAATTGCATTATGCTTTTACATCCGTATTAATTACACATCTATTGTTATATTTAGGTTGACTACCACTATGCCAATAGCTTCCATTAAAAATTACCATACGACCTTGTTTAGGTTTTATCTTTTTTTTAATTTTATTTTCTTTAGCATTTTCATATATTATAGTATCACCATCACTATTAATAACATAATAAAGTAAAGCAAGATGTTTTTCTTCTAAATCTATATGAGGGCTATCTATATAACGATTTTTTATAATATTTTCCGATAAAGGGAATTGTAAAAAAGCTCTAGATTGTATTATTCCAAATTGTTTCAATTTTAATTTTTCTAAAGTTGATAATACTAATGATTCAACAATTTTATAACCATCACTTGATTTTTTACCTTTTTTTACAAAGTAATGAGATAAACCTGGTTTTCTTTCATCTGGATTATCTAAATAAGAAACATCATTTATATAGTACCAAGGAAAATAATTACTTAATACATATTCTTTAATTTTATTTTGTTCTTTTATTGAAACTATATTATCTATTATCTTTATCATTTCTATGATCTAGAAATACCATATATAGAAATTTAATCAAGTTTTAAACAGAAATTTTATCCCAAGTCTGAGTGTTTTCATTCCAGTCATATAAATCTCTTAAAGCAACTTCTTCTCCAGCTTCGTTAACATCCGATCTACCATCATCATACGTTTCTGGACAAGGTGTAGGGGGTTCCCACAAATAAGTAGTTGTATTAAGAATCCAAGAATTTAAAACTTGACCAGTTACATCATCTATTGGTCTAGGTGCATAAAAAGCATCGGCTGTTTCATTATATATAAAACTTACTCCACCATAATTTTTTCTAAATGGTGTTCCTCCTAATAAATGTTCTCCGCCAAGTGTATTATAAGAAGTTTGTTTCCAAACTGCTGTTGGTTCATTATATAAGTTTCTTAAAAATTCTATACCTTTTGATTCTTGTTCAACACCATTTTCATCAAGCAACACTGAATTGTTAACACTTGTTACTTGAGTAACAACATTGTTGTCGTCTAATTTTGAAAAATATGCCATTAAGCAGTGTAACTCCCAGAATCATTAAATACCATTACTGTACAAGCTCCACATGTTGAAACACTAGGACTACCAGAAGTAGTTCCAGAATAACAAGATGTTGGTACTCTTAAAATAACAATACCTTTTCCTCCATTTGATCCGACACCATTGTCAGCGTGACCGCCTCCGCCTCCGCCTCCGCCGCCAGTGTTAGCTGTACCTGCTTGAGATTGTTGTTGGTCACCTGAACCTTGGCCTCCACCACCTGCTCCACCTGCTGGTGCTCCGAAACCGCCTTTGGCTCCTCCGCCTCCACCTCTAGTAACGGATGATCCACTAGAAGATGAAGCTAAACCTGCTCCACCATACACGTTATTTGATCTTGAAGCAGCTCCGCCGCCTCCACCGGATTCTCCTCCTCCGGCTCCTTTAGTTCCTTGATTGGCTGTACCACAACCAGATTCATCAATACCAGTACCGTGACCTCCGCCACCTCCAGATCCTCCTGTAAGTCCTGTTTGATTGTTAGCTCCGCCGGCACCGCCACCGGTTGAAGATATACATACTCCGCAACCTGAAATACTTGAAGCACAACCAAGACTCCCTCTGTAAGATGATCCTGCAGCACCTGCACCGACTGTGACTGTATATACTTGACCTCCTACTAATTCAACACTTGATTCTGTACAGTTAGAAGCTCCTGAATTTTCTGTAGAAAAAGAATTTCTATAACCTCCAGCACCGCCGCCTCCGCCACCGATTCCTGCTGAAGAGCCTCCACGGCTTCCGCCTCCGCCGCCTCCAGCGATAACTAAATATTGGAGAGCAATAGGACCTGCACCACCAGCTGTTAAACCGAAACCTCTTCCTGATCCTGCTCCAATTGAACCAATTATTGGCATATTTTTATTCTCCTTTTATTACGCAAACTGTGTTTGTGATGCTAAAACTGTAAATGTTGCGCTTGCAGTTTTAATAATTGTATATGAATAAGTATCTAATGAACTTGCATTACCTTCAGTGGGGGCTGCTCCGCCTTGCCATTCTGGTGTAACAGATGATCCATCAATTTGAAACGCTGAATTATAATAAGCTGTTCCACCTTGAGAAACAATGTGCGCTACTGTAATAGATTCACCTATATCCATGATTGAGTCCAATGTGTTTGATCCATCACCTCTAATATTTAAAGTCCAGTTACCTGACGCATTAGTTGTGAAATTCCATACTGCTTGTGTTAGAACATCATAGTTAACAGTTCCTGTAGCAGCTGTTGCTTCAGTTGTAACTTTTTCTGCAACACTTTGAATTTTACCTTGACCATTAAAAGTTGTTCTACCAATTCCTTTTGGTGTTAAGTTTAAATCAACATTAGTATCTCCACCTGTTGCTGAAATATTAGGAGCATTTCCTGTTGCAGCATTGGTAGCTGTTATTTCATTAACAGCAGAAGCAGTAGTTACAAATTTAATTTGCTCGTTATCATTTTCATCATTAATTGAATTACCATTATCAATTAAAATATTATTTCCATTAGCATCTAAATCCCCACCAAGCTGCGGTGTAGAATCTTCAGAAACATTTGCTAAGAAAAATACGTCGTTTACATTTGTACCATCAGAAAAAACTAAAACTGTTTTACCTGCTGGAATTGTTACACCTGTACCTGATACAGTTTTAATAGTTAATGTAAAACCTGCTCTAGTTGTACTGTCTGCAACAATGTAAGTTTTTTCAATTCCATCTGGAACATTTACATTTCTATTTGCAGCTAAAGTTCCTGTTAAATTAAGAACCATATTTCTAGCGTTTGACAAAGTTGCGTTTGTCATTGCTAAAGTTACATCTGCTGATGCAACATCTATTGCTTCATAACCTGCAATTGCTTGTTGTACTAAGTTTAAATTTGTATTTGTTTTATCACCCCATGTACCAGAGTTTTCCCCTGTTACCATTAG